ACCGTGGAGAGTCCGAGGCTGACGTGGGCCGCCCTGCCGAGTTGGACGACAACCGGGGCTACTATGTGGTCCAGGAGGTCAAGCCGACCGAGTTGCTTGTGCTCCCCTACGAGGAGTCACCCTTCTCAGGCCCGGACGCCAACACCAACGTGCTGGTAGAGGAAGGCACGGACAGCGAGTTCTCGTGGTATCCAACGATCTCAGCGTCTGATGTGGGCCGAGAGGGCAAGGAGGGCCAGACTGACCTCCGTCCTACTCACTGGTCTGGAACAAACCCAGTAGACCCCGATGGGCTGGGTGTAGACCCAGGGAAGTTCGCTGGTTGCCCGTTGTCCATCGCACCTGTGTCATGGATGGTCATCCGCCCCTCCGGCTTCTTCTCGGAGGAGTCCACGGAGTTGGCTCTGTTCCACAGGGAGCGGATCTTGTCTCTCATGGAGAACTTCGAGGCCGCTATGCGCGGGGACAAGACGGGTTCTTACCGGGTGTTCCGGGAGAACAGGCATGTCTTTGACCTTGGGCATCCGAACATTGCAGAAGAGGGTCTGGGCGTCCCCTTCAACAGGTTCCTGTTCGATGTCGCAGGGATGACTACGGTCAGCCCCTACCTCAACGATGCCGATTGCCTGTCTATCCTCGATAGAAGGGTACATGGCCAGGACCTGACCTTGGACGAACTGAAGCCTCCATACTCGGATTACTCCGATCCCTCGATTGCCTACTACACGGACCTTGGAGAGGGCGTTGGCAGGCCACTCCTCGTTGACCGAATCGACGAGGTCCTGAACAACTCAGATCGCTTCCGGGCGCTCCGATTCGCATGGCTGAACTTCAGGGCACATCGCATCAACGGTACATTGGCAAAGGTAGATCGCTGGGACCGGGAGTTGCCCAAGAGGATTAGAGAGATGGAGCGGTTGCGTCGGATGACCGAGGGGGCAGGTGGGCGATGAGTGATGAAAAGAAGCCAACCCGCGAAGACATCAAGCGCCGTATGGAGGAAGCGGGGTTCACTGCGGACACCTGGGGTCAGACGAACCCCAGCGGGGACAAAGTTGACCTGAGCCATCTCACCCACTTCAAAAACCAAGCGGATCTGTTGAAGAAGCTCTTGCCTCTTCTTGAGGCCCAGGCGGCACACAACCAATCACAAGTTGATGACCTGAGAGAGAAGGTGGAGCGACTGAAGCACGGGGGAGGGGTCTAATGAGTGGACCAAGTGGATCAGCACCCGCTGCGGGCTCCTGGGGCGAGCTTTCTCTTGAGATACCGCCGCCTTTCCTTGATCCGATCATTGATGGCATCAACACGTTCTTAGAGGTATTCGTCACCCTCTTGGACATCGCGATGGTCGTTCTGAACATCGTCAAGGTGTTCATTATGGGATTGGTTGGCCCCATCCTGGCCATCATCGACGCTCTTATCGCTCTCATCGAATCCTTGGTGATGGACTTGCGACAGGCAGGGTTCTTTACACGGGGAGACTGGAGTCTACTGGACCAGGATTTCAAGCTCTGGTCGAAGGAGATTCGAGGCGGCTACAATAAGTTCGAAGGGCGGGTCTTCGAGTGGTTCACAGACACCACAGACCCAGGCCGTCCTGACATCTCTACGGCGTCCGGGGTATTCGGGGTTTTCCTCTACTTGCAAGTGGATCTGTCTCAGATCGAGGCCCTAATCAAGGCCATCATGAGTATCTGCAAGTTCTTCAAGGCCATCACCAGCACGAACCCCATCCCAATCCCCTCAGGTCTCAAGTCGGAATACTGGGTCTCTTGGGGAGAACTGTTTGACTTTGCTGTGCCTGCGGAGAAGCTCCCTGACTTTGTTGGTCAGGATATTGAGCGGGTCAGCCTCACTTGGGATTACGCCAGTGTCTCTTCCATCACCATCCCTTTCTCTCTGGGTGACCCGAAAGGGTGCCTGGTGGAAGTCTCCACGGTGCCAGAACTGTTGGTGGGGTGGAGCGAACGACCTGCTGGAGCGACCCCGCGCTCAGCATCAGACGGCGACCCTGATGAAGTGAAACTCAGGAAGAGTTTTTACTCGGCACCTCCTTCTCATGGAGGTGGTGTTCTCAAGCTATATGGTGGGGTGGAGCGGCTCATGGGAGGCCCTTGCGATCAAGTTCTCGGGAGCCCAACTCGTCATGCTTGGGTGGTGACTAACCCTCGGGATACCAATGTCATCTCTGTAAAGGAGTGGAAGACGGCAAACCCTCAGGGGCTTCAGAGGACCTTCTACGCGGACAAGGGGCTCTTTGATAACAACATCGAGTTGTCGAAGGACCACATGCCCTATGCACTGAAGTCTGTTGACCGTGAAGGTAAGCCCACCTTTGAGGACGAGCCCGCATCGACAGTCTTCGTTCGGGTAACGGGACTCTCTAAGGACGGTTATGAACATATCAAAGACCTGATTCCAGGTGGGGGAATAGGCTCACAGCCAACAGCCAGTACAGATGATGGTGAGGGTATCCGGTGGGACCTTCCTGCAACTGGAGCGTATCCGTGTAGTCCTAAACGTGGCGGTGTCGTTGACCTTTCAGTTCTTGGGACTCCTTCAGAACCTCTGATAATGCCGCTGCCTTCAGAGACCTTCATGAAGTTTCAGGAGATGGTGATGGCGGCGGTGTGTATTGCTTTGGCTACACGACCGGATTTGGATGGGAATATGGGGACGGGGGATACGACGCTCGCCCCTGTATCGGAATCGCTTTTCAACATGCTCTCCACAGGAGGTTGGGAAGCGTCCGGGAAGTTCTTCAAGTCAGGTTCCTGCGTAGGGAGAGCCTTCCGTCGGAAGTGTCGGTACATTGCCAAGGACATCTTGGAGGAGTGGAGCAAGAAGGCCGGAGGTGTTTCAGATGGCGTCTATGACGCTCTGGTTGAAGCACATTACGATGTCCTCTGTGGGAACGACTCAGGTCGAGACAAGTTTGGTCTCGCTCTCATCAGCGACCTTGTTGCCTCGGAGGCCACGGGCGGGGCTGACGTAGCGACGGGTGTTGCCACAGCAGATACCGAGGAGAGCGAAGTCGCCGCATTGGAGATTACTGGGACCGGGGCTCAGTATCTGGGTCTCCCGGCAAGGAACTATAAGAACACATCTATCCTGGAACTCTTCAAAGACGAAGGCAAGATGTTCCGGGTTGAGAAGTCGCTCGCGTCAAAGGGTGGGGTGTGGTTTGCAGGTGGCAGCACACAGGACGCCGTCCATACCAATCTCCAAAAAAGTATCGAATCCAATAGGTTGAGTGGGAATCATGTGACAGCCTGCCGAGACAACGCCGGGGACTATACAGCTATCCCTTATGTGATCCTCACTGTGGGTATTGGCGGCGGGCCGGATACATACATGGGCTGCAATACGGCCCTCGACACCATCAAGGACAGAGCGGCCTTCGAGGCCGCCTTCGTAGAAGGTAAGTTTGCAGCCATTCCTTTCAGGAACATGATTTCCAGTGATGGGTATGCCTCTGCCGCTGCTATCCTCGGTGTCGCGGCCAAGGCCATCAAAATGAAGAACGGAGAGTGGCACTTCTTCCGGCCCTTCGGGAACATGATGGAGCCTGTGGAAGAGGTATTCAAGATAATCTTGTTGTTCCTCCGAAACGTCCGGGAAGGTCTCGCCGCAGCCGTAGAGCGTATTATGGCGTTCATTCGGATGATCGAAGCGAGAATCATGGAGATCCAGGGCATCATTCGAAAGATTCAAGCCCTCTTGGCGATGCTCAAGGACATCAGCGTAGAGGGTGCCTTCTCCATGCTCTTGGTCAACAGTGCAGGAACTCAGGGTTTGTTGAGCGACTTCATGACCGCAGAAAACAAGCCTTCAGGTGGTTCAGGTTCCTACGGTATGGGCATGGTCGCTGTGGCTGGCGGATGGCCCCTCATCCTGGTTGAGTTGATCAGTGCTCTGATTGACGGTGGCGGGGGTGAGGAATGAGCTTCAACTGGCTCGGGGTATTTAGGGTTGGTTCCTACACCGTTTTTCGACGTTTCATTATGAACGAGTTGAGATCGGCAGAGACCCGTATCCAAACTATCGAGGCTGAGCTTGACCGGATTGGGGAGATCAGCCTCATGTGGGGCGGGAGTTCAACCACTGCTGCTGGTGACACCTTCCCAGGAGAGCAGCGCATCGGGTTCTCGTGCAGTCCGGGAACGGCTATCTCTAATCTCGTACAAGCCTACATCGCTCAGGGGGGTAACCCCTTCGACATCTCGATGTTTCTGTGGCCTGGGAGCGACTGGGACGACGATGGTGATGGCAAGCTCATCATGTCCTCTTCGCAGCCGTATGGCGGGTTATGTTACCCGCTATCTCGTACTGAAACGGATTATCGAGACGCGGGGTTCGGCGACATCGACTCAGGGGGTGCGCTCAACCTCAAGAAGAACCCCAAGACCAGGTTGGAGAGGGGGGAGACCATCAACTGGGAGGAGTCTGAGAGGACGGCCAGTCAGATTCGATGGGCTCGGGGTTGGGCTAACCAGGCCATTCGAGACAAAAGGAACAACTTGGAGTGGCGTATCGTCAAGCTCATGGACCTGAGGGAGCAACTCGTTCAGGAGATCCAGATGATTAGTGTTGCCGCAGCGGGCTTCGTTTCAGGGTTCGATGTCCAAGACCATCACCCAACACAGTTTACCGTGGCCTCCGTGATCAATCTGTTTGATGGGATTTTCTACGCCCGAGACGAGACCGGGTGGGTCGAAGGGTGGCCTGACCAGCCCCAGGTGAAGTCGGAGACCTTGGCTGCTGGGGTGTATGATTGGCTCATGCACGACTTCGTGCATGAGAAGTGGACTGCTCTTTAGCGTTGGGTTTCCTATACCTTCCAAAAGGAGAGGCTTGCGCCCGGTTCATTGGAGGGTTTAGTTGTCCAAAGACTTTCAGATTGCGTTTCCCTGTACCCATCAGACGATCCTGGAACCTGTCCAGATCGGAGAGGACAAGGTTACGCTAAGGATCTCTGTTGGAGCCATCGTCGTAACAGACGTGGCTTTGAACGGCATGTCTGTGCCGTCGGAGGGGTTGCTCTCTCCCGCTCTCTTGACCTCTGGGTCTCCTGCCCCTTACCGAATCTACGCCGATGCGACGGATCTCAAGATTACGGTGACTGGGGACATGGAGTACGACTTCGTTCTTCCTGTGGGGATGAACACAACAGCAGAAGTGAAGACTCTCCTGGAGAAGGGCACCGACCGGATAGCGGTTTCGGTTGAGAATGGCGTCTTGGTCTTGAGGGACAGTTTCAACCTCGGCCCCGGTAGCCGCATCCAAGTAAGTGGCGGCGCTGCTGCGGGTCTTGGATTCGTTCAACAGAGGGCTGCTTCGGGCCGTGAAATATGCCCTCCCTGGGAGCTGAGTGTTCCTGACAGTCATGGAAATGCGTTCCCCAGGTTCCTGTACCCCCCTCGGCACGACAAGGCTGCCCGGTGGAGGGTTTCCTACGACATGCACCCAGATCAGTGCCGTCGATGTATGGGGAGTCGGGTGGAGAATGACATGAGGTTCAGATCCAATGGCGATCCTGGGATGGTGGAGAATGAAAACCACCTTTATCAGACTGTGATGAAGGCGCTTCTGACTGAACGGGGAAGCAATGCCTACCATCAGTGGTATGGGACAAACATCATGGCGATGGTGGGAAAGAAGCAATCTTCTGGGGTAGCCGGGGCGGTGAAAGCCGAGGTCCAGAAGACCTTGGACGAGATCATGTCGGTACAAGGTGCGCTATCAAAATCCCAGGGTTTGACACTGAAGGAACGTATTGCCTCTATCGACCAAGTCCAGTGCGTCGCCCACCCCAACGACCCAACGACTCTGTTGGTTCATGTTGTTGTTCGTAATGCTTCGGGGCAACGGGTCAAGATTGGGATCGTTTACACAGCTCCAGGAGCCGCTGGGATTCTTACTCGTGACGGTAAGGTGATCGGACGGCTCGGGACGAGCACGTCGATTGGATGAGGAGATTTAGATGAGTTTCGCTCCCGAGTTCCTGTTGCCCGATGGCTCGTACTCCAGCAACGCTTACCTTTCCACAACGGTGGATTCGAGGTTCATTTACGGGCGTCTGTCCAGTTCCCAGACGGTGAACGTGGAGGTGTCTATTCGAGGGACAGCTTTCACGTCAGACCCGGATCTTGTCCTCTTCACCGAGGGGGGTTTTCAGATCCCCAATCCAGAAGCCTATCCTGATGGGCTTGCTCTCCTTTCGGGGGCGAATGCGGTCAAAGTTCGAGCCGTGGGGTTCGGATCTGCTTACGAAGATGCCACTTTGGTGTTGTCTCTGGTGGATGAGACAACAGTGACCTTTGCGACTAACCCCCCTACGAATGTTCGGGTGGAGAGCCTCAAGGACCATGTCGAAGTGACTGTGGACGGGGTTGTTGGGAAGGCCAGTTCGGTGGGCTACCACTTCTATGCTTCCGCTTCTGCCGGGGGTGGCCAGTACGGCTACACAAAGGTCTCGAATGTCCCGGTTACCGTGCCTCAGGTGTACAGGACAGCGACCCCCTTTGCGGAAATGAGTGTTGATGTTCCTAAGCAGGTGGACGTGAACGGGTTCCCGTTGTCTGACCCTATGTATGCTCAGTTCACCATGACTCAGAGGGGTTTGACTGAGAAGGTTTTCTCTACTGACATCAACGAAGTCACCGAGATTCCTACCACCGTTAGTCAACTCCAGGTGGACATGGTTATCTCGTCGTATCGGGAATCCGAGTCTTTCCGTTTTACGCATTACCGAGATGGGTCCGGGCCTAACAACAAGTACGTCTCCAGCCTCGCTTCACAACCCATTGACCAACCCCTCTATTATGTTGTCACGGCTGTCTATTACGATGAAAGCAGTCGCACAGAGGTTGAGTCCAGCTTCTCTCCTGAAGTCGCAGCCACTCCGATTACGCTAACGACGGTCACTGCCAACCTACCCACCCCTTCTCGATCTGAGTTGACTAAGAAAGCTGCGCTTGCGGTTCATCGCACCCATCCCGAGGTCGCCATTCAGCCGGGAAGCGTGATTCGTGACTTGGTGATAGACCCCTTCGTTACGGAAACCATGAGGATGCGGGTCATCCTGGATTTCCTGCATCGGGCAAGTTCCTTCTCTACCCTCCTTGTCATTGACGATCCTTACGGAACGGGCCAGAGCATTGATGCCACCCAGAGCGCCTTCAAACAGCGGCTGGCTGCTTCTTTGTTCCTCTCTAAGTCTACGGACGTTCAGTCTTACATTGACGGGACCTTCGACAAGCTGGCCTCTAATGTGGGCCTGCGTCGCCTCAGCGGTACGGCAGCCAGGGGGGAGGTGACCTTCTATACAAAGGAGGCTCCCTCAAACTCCATCAATATCCCCTTAGGCACACCTGTCATTGGTGGTGGGGGGACGTACAGGACAACCGCAGCGGTTTCGATCCCGCTGTCCAGCCTCGCTTCCTACTACAACCCGAGTTCCAGGGAATACTCTGTGCGGGCTGGTGTCAGGTCCGTCGCGGTTGGATCTGATGGGAATGTTGGCGCGAAGCAACTGACATCGACGACCATCACTGGGATGTCGGTGAAAAATGAGTCGGCGTGTTTCGGAGGTACAGACCAAGAATCGAATCTGACCCTCTCGGTTCGAGCGCAAGCTCGTCTTAGTAGTGTCGATACAGGGACGGAGCGTGGTTACTTGCAGGCAGCAGCCAACCTTCCTGGAGTGGAACAGGTAAAGGTTGTCTCGGCGGGGGACTCCCTCATGCAGAGAGACTACGACGAAGACTACAACAAGCATATTGGGGGAAAGGTTGATGTCTGGATTCGAGGGGAGCAGACGAGCAGAGTCACTGACAGCTTCGCTTTCACCTTCGAGACAGCTCGGGACATCCAGTTCGAACTGACAGCACACCCTGACGCTTATGAGTTCAGGGCATCGGATCTGGGCCTTTCGACTGAGAACCCTATCCTGGAGATGTTGGACTATGAGAACCCGAGACTTGGGTTCCAGAACGCCTCAACAGGCGAGTATTTCGACCTTACTGATGTGGAGATCACATCGTACAACACGATTCGTCTTTCAATAGATGTAGACCAACCATCTGTTGACTATGGTGACGTTGTTCTGGGCGATTATCGCTACCGAACGGGCTCGAACTTCATCTTGCCTACACAGCCCGTCCGGGAGCTGACCTCCCTCTTGGGGGTCTCTTCAGGAGTCATTTCAGACTCGGTCTACACACTGATGAGGCCGAACTCGCCTATGACAACAGGTCGGTCTGCTCAAGCAGGTGCCTACTTGAAGGTGGAGGTTCCCGTAGACACTACGGACCTTGTTGTCCCTTCCGGCGCACTGTTTGAAGTCACCGACGAGGAACATCTCCTTACCGGGACCTACGTTGAGTACCTTGGGAGCCTGGGTGCCTTGCCCTTGACTATTAGGGTCACTTCTCCCGATGGCCTTACCGAATATAGGGGGCCTTACGACCCCTCTGGCGTGTTCGATTACACCATCATTGATGGGTCTCAGATAGACCCAGTCGGGATCCAAAGGGTCTCGGGAGGGGACCTCGTAGATGGAGCCTCTGTGCTGGTTAGTTACCGCCACGACGAGAACTTCACGGTGACCTACGAATCAAACCTCATGGTGTCTTCTGCCCAAGAGGAGATGGATAACCTCAAGCACCTCACAGCCGATGTGTTGTGCAAGGAGACCACGGAGGTCCTCGTAAACATCTCTGCCACGGTGATTACAACCAACGGGGGCCGTGCGTCTATCGCTGACTCGGCTATTAGGACATCTCTCAACAGCCTCTTTCTGAGCTTGGGTCTGGGTGACCCTGTTAGGCAGTCCGATGTTATCGAAGCTCTCGACCGTTCTGAGGGGGTGTCCTACGTCGTTATGCCCTTGGTAAAGATGTGCCTGGATGATGGTGCTCAGATTATTCGAGAGCTTGTCACCGCTGACTCTTTGGGTGATTTCGAGCGAATCGGGGGCTGGTCTACAACTTCCAATAACGTGTACCTGCTCAAGAACCCTCTGGCTCACTTCACGAGTGCTGGTGGGGGTGTTGAGTACGGCAACTATGTTGGGGTTTTCCAGAACGATAAGGAGATGACCTTGTCGCCAGTGCTTCCTACACTCCTTGGTCGCACGGAGTACCAGGCATACATCATTGGTCGTGATGGTATGCCGATTCCAGGGTACAGCGACATGGATACGATTCGAGCTATGGGCTACGTCACGGACGATGAGATTTCTAACCAACGGATGGAGTTGACTGCGAATCGGGTCTTGGTGTCTCTGCCTATTGGGGAGACCCCAGATGAATCTGGGTGGGCTGTGACTTACACCACGGATGGTACTAACGGTGTGGTGGACATTGAGATCGGCCCCTCTTCTTATCTTCGGCTTGGGGAGGTGGAGTTCACTTTCGATGAAGACCGACCCTCGACTCGTTACCAGGGCACAGGAGCCCTCACTTCGAGCGGTAGGAGCTACTGATGGGCTTCTATGGCGATGGGGGTGATGGTAGAGGGGGGTCACGGAAAACACGTCGTCTGTTCAACCATGTCCAGAACCCGGCGCAAACAAAGACCGAAACCAGTACCTGGTTCGCCAGGAGGGACCAGCTTGTAGAGACTATCCTGGATGTCTTTGCAGACGCGCTCCCATCCAACTACGCCTCACATGTTCGAGGGCCTTTCTACTCCCACATGTTTCGGGTGATGGCGGAAGGGTTGGCGGAGCTTCAGTTGGAGGCTGAGTTGATCGTAGAGGAGTCCATTGACTTGGGCCTTGTTCGGTCGGATTTCATCTACCAACTTCTCGGCAAACTCGTGTTCCCGAACACGAACAAAGCCGACCTTCTTATTGATGGGGACGTGTCCATGAGGACCTTCCTTCAGAGCATGGTGGATTTGCTGTTGGAAGGTGCTCGCAAGGATCCCATCCAGACTGCTGCCAATCTATTGGGGGACGCGAGTGTTGAGATTGTCCCTAAATCTGACCATCAGTCAGCTACTTCTGCTTGGGGCTTAGGGGACCAGTTCGAGTTCGAGGTCAACGTCATCGCCCACAAGTCAACAGAGGGTGACAGTCAAGACCATTGGCACAGGGTCCTTGTGGACTCCCAGGGGGATGGACGAACCATAGGAACCTTCTTCAACAGAGCCGAGCGAATGGAGGTCCATACTCATGACGTGAGAGGGTTTGCTGTTCAGAGGTACACGGAAGGTACAGGGCAGAGCCATGACCATCAATGTTTCCAGAGGTTCCCAGAGGACCCTTTCATTCTGCAACATAATATCCAACTGGTGCTGGCGGCCCTGAAGCCCGCCCACACCCTCTATGAGTACAGGCACCTTTTCGTAGAGGGTTTCGGTGAGCTGTTTCAGGATGACTTCATCATGGAGCACGAGTCGTGGAGGTACGAGGATCTCAGGAAAAACTGGCGTGGAAACAAGGCTTTACGGGGCAACGGTGACACTGGATCTTCAGATCGTAGCTTGTTGATTGACTCCGACCAGGACTTCTCTCGGGTCCCTCCCTACGCCGTTGTTCGCATAGCTGAGGGGGCCAACGAGGGGACCTACCAGGCGGTGGAGGCCCTCCCCCTTCCAGTCATGTCAGATGGCGTGGCTCGTCCTTACTACACCTCCCCATCGGGGGTCAGCGGCGACGCCACTGTCACCAACGGAGAGGTGGAGGACACAGAGGCGGATTTCTCGGTTCTCGTGTCAGGAGAGAAGTTGGTGTTCACGGAAGGTCCAAATACTGGGACCTACCGGGTAGCATCTTTATTGGGAAGCCACGGAGGGCCTGTTGGAAAAACTGAGGGGCCTGCTACACGACTTCGGTTGGCTCATTCGCTGCTGCGGATGCGCCCTCGGATGACGTATGTGGTTGAAGAACAATCTTACCAGGTGGGCTTGGACCGCCTTGGAGAGTCGGAGCCTACCTTTGTGGTTGGAGAGGACAGCACTTCCCAGTTCATTCTCTGATCGCAATCTTCCTTCTAGCGGGGGGAAGAAGGTGAGGACCCGGCAGTAAACGACGGAGCGGATAAAACATGGCAGCCATCATCAAAACCATCAGAAACGGCGACGCAGCCACTGCGGTTGTTGGCGCGAGCAGGGACGATCTTCGTCCCGGCGATGTCGTCACTTGTACGGCTGTTGACCCGGCTCTGACGGCAGAGGGCTACCGTTGGACGCTGGCTTTCACTCCAGAGGCACTGGACGGGTCCGATTCCAGCGCATCTCTACTGAGTCCCCCTGGGGAGTTGGATGACCACTGCAAGTTCGTCATCGACAATGAGGGTGCCTACCTCATCCGCCTCATTACAGACCCCGGCACTGAGCACGAGTCCACCCAGTTTGTTCGGCTCCGGTTCCTGACCAAGTTCGGCTCCCTCAAGCTCCTGGCCGCCGGAGAGCGGCGCGATGGCACAGGCATCATCCCTGTGGACGCCTCCACAGAGGGTTGGGCCAACGACCAGAACTACAACCTCCAGGAACTACTGCATCACATCTCCCGGACAGCTATTAGCTCAAGGGTCCTCTACGTCGATTCCAACCGTGGCAACGACTACTCGAACAACCAGAACACAGAAGAGGCTGAGGATTACGGGGACTTCTGGAAGATCCAGGACGCTATCGACTCGGCGGTTGCTGGGGGACATTGTGGGGTTCCTGCGACGGATGGCACGCCGTGGATGATCATCGTCCGGCCAGGGCGCTACGTTGAGACGCTCCAGGTCCCTCAAGGAATCCACCTCATTGGCGGGCCTCACGGAAGCGGCCCGCTGGTAGACCTGGAAACCGATGGTCAGGGTTCGAACCATGTCTTCGAGTTGGCTGGGGGGATGTCCTCGGTTTCAGGGATAGTGTTCCGCAACAACGATGGGGTTCCTACGTCTGGGCTGCTGCATGTCCACGAGGGCGACCTCCGTATTCGGAACTGTCGGCTGCTCCAAGAGTCTGACGAGGCGACGACTGGTCCTTGCATCTCGATGGATGAGGCCCGCGTTTGGGTGAACGAGACCCAACTCGAATCTATCGCGAGCACCAGTGCTGAGCGATTCGTCCTCACAATGGTGAATGGGTCTGGCCTTCGTATGGCCGATTGCTCGGTCAAGGGTGCGTCCGGCATTCTCTCTACGGGAGAGCGCGGCGAGATTCGAGTGGTGGACTCGATCATCGAGGCCAACCACGGCGATGCAGACACCGTTTGTATCAGGAGTTGGGGGGCCGTCTCGGTCCTACGAAGCTCCTTGTTCGCTCAAAACACCGCGACAGGAAGCTCCATTTCAGTCAACCCGGACGGCACAGGCTCCACAGTGCCGATTCATCTGGCCGTGACCCACAGCACCTTGCTGGGGGATCTGCGGTTTGACACCACTAATCAGGTAGATGCCCCGGTTTTCCTGAGTTCTGTGGGTGTCGATCCAACCCGCATCAAGTTTCTACCGAGCGAAGCGGACGTAAACCTCACCCACTTCACGGCGGGCGAGAGTCTGGCCTACTGGGCAGAGAAGGAGCTTCACGAATCTTCGTTGTTTACGGGGCCTATCCCAGCGGATTCCGTCCAAGAGGCGCTCGACAGGATCCTGAACCTCGCTATCAGTGTGGTCACGCTCGACGACGCCTACGATGGCATCATCGACCACGGAACCAACCCCCCAACTCGGGGTGAGGGCCACGGCAACAAGATTGTCGCGGATGCTCTTGGGCCAGGTGGTGAAGGCATCCCAGTCCAGATTGTGGACAAGGAAGCACCAGACGCCACAGCCGTCATGGGCAAGACCCGAGGCCGTCTCCAGGTGGTCTCGAACATCGAAGTCGGAGCTATTGACGCACCGGAAATCAACCTCGACCCCAACCCGTTCGGCATGGGTCCTTTGCTTGGTCTCGGACAAACGGTGTGGCCGGGAGGCGGACATCTGGCTTCGGCGACCATTCGAGCCAAGGCGACAGACGCAGGGTTCAACTACAACCTAAGACTCCAAGCTCAGTCGAGTAACGAGGACTCGGCTGTCGGTTCGGTTCATGTCGAGGGCGCTCCCTCGACTCACGCAAACCACGGTGGTGGTCACGTTCTCCTCCAGGGTGGCTCCGGCCTCCAGGGTGGCTCTGTTGCACTGGCACCTGGTCTCGGCGCTTCTATGGCGACGGGGGACCCAGATGCAGGTTCTATTTGGTTGATGGGTGCGGGCACTCCAGCAAGCATCACGGCTGGAGGGGCCTTCGTCGGTCTTGAGGCCGGGGAGCTAATCCTCGGCACGCCTCACGGGACCGCCGTTGTAGATGTTCTGGCAACGGATGCTCTTGCGGATGTGCTGACCAAGATCAACGCTTCGCCGTTGATGACCGCCGTTGATGACGGTGGTTTCCTCAAGATCCTGGCAGGAACCCAGGGTCAGATGTCAGATGTCTGGCTCGTGAGCTGTTCAACTGCTGCGTTGAACACTGCTCTGGGCGATCTCACAGCAGCCGCAGTCACCCGTATCGACGGCAAGTTTACTGACCTTTTTGCGGTCCAAGTTCAAGCGAATCACGAAGTAGCCTTCGGAACCCACGGCGCAGTCGGGCCGATGGTCTACAACTCCGAGACTGGCAAGCTCACCGTTCCAGGACTTATTGACCCTTGGGGCATGATCTTCAAGGAGGTGGACCACACCCTCGCAGATGAAGCGGGCATCCACCCGCAGCAAGGCGAAGGCGGGGTCTTCGTCTCCGACGGCACTGGCGGCCTCGTTGACAACCACCCGTACTACCGGGGAGAAGCCGATGGCGGTGGTGTCGAGCAAGACCCAGTGGCCTTCGTACTCTCAGACGGTTCCGGGAACGCGACCGAGGTAGCCTTCTGGTCCGCCGACGGTGTGCTTGGCGGGGACGAGAACCTGTGGTGGGACTCCACCAATGGGCGGCTGGGTGTCAACAACCCTGCTCCCACAGAGGCCCTCGACGTAGACGGCAACGCCAACATCACTGGGAACATGGTGGTTGGTGGGGACCTGACGATTCAGGGCTCCACTACGACCCTGAACACCCAGACGGTCACAGTCGAAGACAAGAACATCGAACTGGGGACAGTCGATAGCGGAGTACCTACTGACGTAACTGCTGATGGCGGTGGACTCACCCTGCTGGGGGACACCAACAAGACCCTCACCTGGGACATGGCGACAGGGGCTTGGCATTTCAACCAGAACCTCAGCACGGTCGGCTCAGTCGGCACCTTGACCCTCGACAGCGAGGGGTCCCTTGCTGGGAACATGGGCCTCTGGGCTGATGGCTCCCACCTGGTCGTAGGCAGCAAGACGAACAACGACTTCTTCGTGTTCCTCAACGATGCTGAAACGCTCCAAATCACCCGAGGGGCTTTGTGGACCGCGTACACCTCGCACGGTGGAACAGGTGACCACTACTTTGTCGGCAAGGTTGGTATTGGGCTGAACAACCCGTCCGCCGCCCTTGAAGTGGTCGGTGGCTTGGTGGCCGATGAGTTCGGCCCCATCGCATCCACGGGGAACATCTCCGCCGAGAGCGGAGGCAAGACCCTCACGCTTGATGTGGAGGGTGTCCACGCAGGCACCGCCTCCTTGGTTGCCGACGGTTCCCACCTCGGTCTCCGCAGTGTGACTGGCAACGACCTGATGATTTACCTTCAGGATGCCGAAACGCTCCAAATCACGAGGAGTGGGTCATTCGTCAGGTACACCTCCCACGGAGGAGGTGGCAGCCACAGCTTCGCAGGCCAGGTGTCCATCGGTACGGACACCCCGACGCTCGGCAAGGCCCTGACGGTTGACGGCGATGTGAAGATCACAGGTGTCCTGGACCCGACGGCGCTTGTCATCACCAACCAAGCAGACGGACCTCCTCTGGCTGAGGGCGAGACTGCTCTCTGGGTTGATGAAGCCGGAGCCTTGAAGGTTCTTCGACGCCTTGAGGGAGATCCTGAAGAGGGTGTCGCGGACACTATCGTTACTGCGAGTGAAGCAGGCGCAGGTATTGCTGCGGGTAATGAGGGCGAAGTCCAAGTCTCGAACGGGGCCGGAGGCTTCGTTGCCGCTACTGGGCTCAAGTTCGATGCAGGCCCTGAGCAGCTTACTGTTCCTGGCTCGGTTGTTCGCAAGCGAACGACGGTGATCGCACCTGGGGTCCCGGTCGTCGTCAACTACCACGTCGTACCGTCCGACTACTATATCGGTGCCGACACGAGCGATGAAGATGTAGTGGTTTGGTTGCCGATTGGTCAACCGCCGGGTCGTGAACTGGTCATCAAGAACGAGAAGGACGCGAACAACGTCATTGTTCGCGTCGGTACTGAGGTGGACGGCGCAGTCGGGTTTATCGACAACTGGGAAGAAATCACACTTAGCCCCTTCCAAGGGCTGAAGGTCCTTGCAGGTGTCGCTACGTCCTCCACCTGGTTCATCATCTAAACCTCAGTCCTTCAGTCGGTTGCCTGTTTATAGTCAGGACTCAGGTGAGGGAGCGTGTCGTGCGACACGCCTGTGCAACCAATAGGAGAGGCCAGCCATGTCACATTTCTTTACCAAGGATCGCCAAGAAGCTCTTGGGATCTTCCATCTTGACGCTCTCGCGGCTGGCGACCTTCTCATGGTCGTCGATAGCGATGGCGATCTTTCAGTTCAAAGTGCGAGCCCCGCAGGGTCTCTGTCACTACTCGGCATCGGTGACGGCGCTGAGGGTGACGTTCTCAAGTGGAGCGACGCTGCTACGGCTTGGGTCGCTGGAGTGGGCGGCGCGGTCGATGAACTCAACGAACTTACTGACGTAGACACCTCGGCCATCGTTGGCGATGGTCAGGATGGCTACGTCCTGACGTACAACCATGCTGGTGCCAACTTCACGATGCAGGCCCCTGTCGCAGGCGACGGAGGAGCTACCACGCTTGGTGGACTCGGCGACGTAGACACCTCGGGCGCAGGTGCAGGCGCAGCTCTTGTTTTCGACGCTGACTCTGGCAACTGGGTTGTCGGTGCCTTCTCGGCAACTGACCACGACCACGACGGTGCTTACCTGGCCGCTACCGCTGAGTGCGCTACGGCCACGACAGTGAAGCAGGGTCAGTGGGATACAGCCTTTGGTTGGGGCGACCATTCCGCACAGGGCTACGCCACCAGCACTGGGATCCCAGACGGCACGACCAACGGAGACATTCTCTCCTGGCTGGATGGTGCTTGGGTCGCAGAAGCTGCCCCTGTCCATGATGGCGTAGCCACCGTCAACGACATCGCTCCAGATGGTGAGGGCAATGTTGACCTTGGCCTCAGTGACTCCAACTGGAACGAAGCTCATGCTTGGGGCGACCACGCGGCTGCCTCATACCTGACAGCTTTTACTGTCGCGGGGATCGCAGACGGTCAAGGCATCGCTTGGAATGAAGCGGGTGCTGAGTTCCTGCCCGTAGCTCTCGGAGGCGGCGGCGCTGCTGCTCTCGATGACCTCGATGACGTGACTGCTGCTGGCCTTGGAGCTGAGAGCGCAGGAGCGGTCCTTGAGTTTGTCTGGAACGAAGGCGCAGCCACAGGCCAGTGGCAGCCTGGTGCGCCGGGTGGTGGTGACAGCGAAAGCGCCAAGTATTTCTGCGACCCTGGTCCTGAATCCGGTCAGATGGTTGAGCTTGAACTGACTGACGTGTCTGGTGCAGTCACTCCGCTGGGGGCCGAGAACGTCCTCGTCATGGTTGCAACTATTGCTGCGACCTCCAAGGCGGTTGAGGTCCCGGACTTCACGGACGAGCAGGCAGCGGGCCGTAAGATCACCATCATTGACGTGCTCGGTGCAGACGAAGAGACCAACCCAATCAGCGTTGTCATCGAAGCACCAGGCGGTGGTACGGCGGGTACAATCAACGGTGATGCCTCTATTGACCTCTCAGACAATGCCGCTCTCTCGATTGTCTGCACCGGAATGCGTGTAGACAATGATGCGTCCAAGGGTCTGATGTGGATCATTGTCTAATGAGGGGGCTGATGGAGTCCTCAGATGCCGCAAAAGAAAGATGAATACTGCGTAGAGACAGGACCTTTTGGGTTCGGCCCGTTCACTGAAGGGGGTCTCGTAGTATGTCCTCCAAGTCCTCCTGGTAGGGGGTACGGGGAAGAGGCGCTTTACGGGTTCAGTCCTTACGGTAGCGGTGGCTTTCCCAAGCCACCGTTCCCTCCTGAGTACGGCTATGGTGCTGATGCGTATGGCTACGGAGCTTACGGCACAGCCGACATCGAGGGGCCGAAGATTGCTTCGGTCGTCTCGGTCTCTGGCACCGAGATTCACGCTTACTTCTCTGAACCAGTCTTCGTTGACCATCTTCTTCTGAAAGAGTCCTGGGAGATCCTCGCCGACTTCGGTGGGGACCCTCAGGTTCTGGCGGTTGCCACCCTCGGGGAACCTATCCGTGGGATGGACCCCAGCACAGCTCAGACGGGGACGCTCATTCTTGGCGTCCGCATCACTCACACAGGAACCGTCCTGGGGGGCCGCTATCGTTTGGTGGCCCAACTCAACGATGGCACCCCGCCTTGGTACTTCCGAGACCAGGCGTCTAATGCGGCGATGGAGCCTCACAGCCGAGCATCGTTCCTGGCGTTGGGTGAGATACCAGAGGTGGTGGTTACTCCTTTGGCGGGCAACAAGATTCACGTTGCCTTCAGTAGGGACATGGGCGTCGGTTTGGATGACGTGGGTTCCTACGCGGTCTCTTTGGATTCCGATTACCCCATCACTCCCGTAGTCCAGTCCGCCACGCCTCTGGGACCCAGGGAAGCGATGCTCCAGGCACCAGGCATGACTACTCTGGAGTACGACCTGGTTGCTGGTCCTGCTGAGGCGTTGGAGTACCACCCCTCTAAAGGGCTGCCAGGCTCAGGCTCCTATGAGTTGGGTTCGGGTGAGTCCTACGTCCAGGAAGAGACCCCCAGCACACCAGCCTACCTGCTCCTGAACAAGGAAGCAGGAGCACCTTATGGTTGGCACTTCTCTGAGGTTAGTGACGACCCGAGACTCAAGGAAGACTGTGTTTTCAGGCTCGACTTCGAGATGGATGCGTCCCTTGCGGTCTGGGATCCTGTCCCCGTAAATGGCGCGGTCTTCGGCATCCACTTCAGCGATGGGGACGTGCAGCTCTCGTTGATTTTCGGACGAGTAGATGGAGAGGACAAGCTCACCCTGAGCAGCGGGGCTTTGAATCTCAGCGTCTCCTGTGGGTGGTCTTTGACGCGGAGCACGGTCTCCTTGCTCCGAAACCAACTCACGGGCCACTGGGCAGTTCTCTGGGGTGGACAACCCTTGATCTCCTTGGCTCTGGCAGACGTGAACGGCGGGCCAACAATGTCCGCTGGAGTGCAGTTTGTACTCGCTTCCAACATCGGCGTATCAGGTATGCCGATACTCGGGGTGGACCTCACAGCGTCTTCGACTCTCTACGCTGGGGATGGCAACTTCGTCCATGAGGTCAACTCGATGTTCCTGGGCCTGGGCGACCTCACCCTCGACACCCTGAAGACCTCTCGTGGGCCTCTTACCAAAGGCTGGGGCGACTCTCGTCCGGCTACGGTTGAGGATGTCACTGTCCGGGTGAATGGGCAGGTCGTCGAGCTGGCTGACGTGAACCCATACATCGGGAAGGTCAAGCTCCAGGTTCCTGTGCCCCGAATGCCTGCGGACGACCTGTCCGTAGAGGTGGACTACAAGTGGTTTCCCACGGCCAGAATGGAGATGGCGGGCCTCAACAAGCTGGGCCTCGTTCTGAACAAGTGGGACATCCGCTCTGGGAGAAATGCCTCCTCCAAGGAACTGCGCGACGGCGGCGGCTCCCGAGAAGGGGAACGGTTCCCCATGTGCCTCGCCTTGGGACAGGCCCCGGAGTGGAACCCACGATGGATTTCACATCGGCATATCGGGTTCGAGCAGGCATACACAGCGTCCCTCAACGACCCGACCTCTCTGAAACTCAACATCAATCCTCACCTCTATGCCCCGAAGAGGGAAGCCTTCGAGCAGACGGCCTTCAGTAGTTCCTTCGAGGGACAGGTTGCGGGCACTTGGACGTTGCAGGACGTAACCTTCACGCCTTTGGGTGATGGGTACGGGTCTATCGCTTCGAGCCGCTTTGGGGGCGCTTCTGTTGGAGTTCCTTTGGCTCTGAGCCCCTCAGCGATGACTATCACCGCGAGAACTCGGATCTCCAAAGACCCTTTGCCCCCTACTGGGTTCCACATTGGGCCTATTCTGGGCTTCCATGACAATGACAGGCTCAAGGTTGCTGCTGCTATCATCGTAGCGGGTCTTGAGCACTTTGCTTTGCTTCAGGGCGAGGACCCCACAGAAGAGTCCAGTTGGAAGATAGGACCCTCTTCTACTGCTACTCTTCTTCACGGAGGGCAACTTGATGTACCTGCTGGGTACACACCTCCCCTGTTCGCTGAAGGGCACCGCCTTCAGATAAGGTCTGGTGTTCAGGCGGGTGTCTACGAGTGTCTCGCACGCGAGGACCTATCTGACGGCGGGGTGCGGATCACAGTAGACCGGACGTTCCCCGCAGACATAGACACATGGGAGGCGGGCTCAGCCCAGGTTCTCTTCGAGACCCTCTGGTCCAAGGTGCCTTTCACATGGAGCTTGGTTGCCTCCTCTGGCTCAGCGGGGATGTCTTTAGTCTTCAGCGGGGAGATTGCAGGGTCCGTTGGGACCTTGGTTGAAGGGCCTCCCGTAGACAGCATCCCCTCAACCCTGGTGGACATGTCCCTGACGGGTGAAGTCCTTTGGGGGCACCAGCTTACGAACCAAGACTTCGACTCAGAGTGGAGTTTTGTTCGTTATGTCGGAATCCCGGACCAGCAACGCCAATCGAGCATCGGACATGTCGTTACAGCAGAGATGTCTGACCTCCCGGAGGAGTCTGGTGAGTGGTGGAGGAACAGTCCCATCGGAACTGCCGAGGTTCTCGGAGACGGAAGTGTTCTCATCCGAGCGGAGGCAGAGGCCGGGATTGGAGGCCACGCCGTAGGCTATGAGAGGGTTGACCCTCTCATCCCTGATCCTGCGGTCATTGAAGTCCAGGGGCGGCTCAAGTCGGAAGGCCCAGGCTCTGGATGGGGTGACGCAGGCTTCTTCGTCAAGGGGCCGACTCACGATGTTCTTGTCTCCACCCTGCTTTACGTTTCGAGCGGAGGGAACCAACTTCTAAGTATGCCCAGTGTCTCCCTGGCAGGAGACTTGGGACCTGTTGAGAGGGGCTGGGAACCTGGTGATGACAACGGTCTCTCTTGGACGGCAGAGGGTCGGGTCCTTCGTGTCCGTAAGGACCCGTCTTCCAAAGGGGCGCTCACCAAAAGGCTCGATCTGGTTAGCCCTTTTGAGAACGGCGTCTCACGGCAAATGGAGGCTCGCCTGAGCTTGGAGATGGATGCGTCCTCTACGACAGAGGACGTGGGCCTGGCTCTTACAATGGACGCAGGCAGTCCCGCTCGACTCATCGCTCTCTCCTTCCTGGCGGGGACCAAGCGCGTAGCCCTTTCCTCTGGCGGGTCCTCCCTACTTGAAGTCGAGTGTGACTGGAGCGAGGAACACACCTACCGAGTAGTAGCTCAGTACGGTGCTGAGCCCACAGTGACTCTCTATATCGACGGTGTGCCAAGCGGTTCGGTTCCGCTGCTCTCTTTCGACCTCTCCAGCTCTAACGCCCAAGCCACCTTCCTTTCTTACGGTGGGGAGGGCTGGACTCTGGAACTGTCGGCCTTCGCCGTCAGTGTTCTACCCCCCACTCAATCCAAACGGACTTTGGGTATCTACAAGGGCGGAGATAAGGACGACATCAATAGTTGGGTGATCCCTCGAAGCGACATCTATGGGAAAGCTCTCCTCAACTCCTACCAAGAGGCCAATCTGGTCGAGATGGACTGGGCCAAGGATTGGGTCCACGTTCGGCTAACGATTGACCCGACCTGGGGTGTTTCGCTGTTGCGGCCAGACCTCCCCCTCCCCCCTACCTACTCTCCCACTGACCAGGCCACAGAGTTCAGTAACCCCTCCGCTGCCTGGTGCTCGCTGGAGTGGAACGACGTGCCTCTGTTCCGGGACCCCCATGCTCGTTTTGGGATGGGTTCGTTGCGTGGCTCGTCCGTCTCTTCGGTGGCCTGGGACTTCTTCAAGTACCGGGTGTTCATCGGAAAAGACGAGGGGATACCTGTACTTAGAGGGGCGATTCTCAACCGCTACAACGTGATTACCAGCGGGGAGTTGGGTCAGGATCTCACGGTAGATGAGGCTCGAATCCCTGTTAGGGACGCCCTGATCGATCTTCGCAAGGGTCACATCAGTGCCCAAAGGATCTTCAGCATTTCCGTAGGGGACTTCTTGGTCCCGAAGACGGAGTGGTCCTTTGACCATGACACTCAGATCATCAAGCTGTCCGATTCTGTGGCCGATGGGTACGAGGCTCACGTCAAGTTCTCCCCAGGGACTCCAGTCACCTCGACGTACTTGAAGAATCAGCCTTTGCGGGACGGGGTGACCAACCTCAATGAGGGGACCCCTCCCATGTCGTGGAGCCGTTCCCGACCTTGGCTAAGGGGATACCTGCCTGCATCGCGCATCAATGAGATCACGGACACGCTCAACATCGACGACGACTTCGTGTTGAACGACCCTCTTGGGACCGTTGCCTTCGGGAACCACCCTTCTGACTTGTATGCCGACATTTCTTTCATGGAGATCGAGGATAACGGCAGTCTGGGGCGTATTAGCTCTATTGATGATGGTCCAGCCCCTGGTAAGGGCTTCGCGGGTCTTGAGTTGGAGGGTCGGATGGTTCATGGATGGGCTTGGAAGCCCATCCTCCGGCCTGACTTCGACCAACGCGGTGGTTCGATGGGCGGCTTGCTACACGCAGCGGGTGGAGGGTTCAAACACACTGGGGTTCTCGGTGGTGGGAAAGTCCACCAGGGCTCACCCACATGGCCGTCGAAGCCCGCAGCCCCCTCTGAGCCCAACCCAGGAGCTGCTGAGCTTCAAACGCGGTGGGACATCCGGGAAGTCCGGGAGGAAGTTTTCCCGCAAGCCGAGCCAGATGGCTCCTACCGGGAAGCCAAAGCTGGGCCGTATTCTCGGATTGGTCCGTGGGGCGGTGAGGATGCCCTCATAATCCGGTCGTTCTTGTATGGAGGACACTTGCCAGAGTCGGGCGTCGGTATGGTGCTTGAGGGAGGGGCGTCTTTGCCTCCCCCGGAGTGGTCCTTTGGGATCCTTCCCAAGTAACGACACTGGGGTGGTAAACACCCCGTTCTACGGTAGTGAGTCTATGAGCCTCCGTAGGAGAGAAACCCGGACGGAGGAAGACCATGTCAGTGGACCGACATCGGGAAAAGATGAAGAGAGCAAAACAAGCAATGAAGATGGGCGCAGACCTCAAATACACAGCAGGCTTTCCGAGCCCCTCTGGCCGCTTCATCTTGGAAATGAGGGATGCGCTCACTGGAGAGGTGCAGGTTGCCTGGGAGAAGGACAATGTCATCACCAACGATGGCGGAATCCTTGCTGCTATTCTTCTTCAGAGCCGTGGCGGACCCGCTCGCGGGCTGTCGATGTTGTCCGTTGGTACTGGAGCCAAGGGCTCTTTGCTCAACCCAGATGCTGCCGACCCTACGCAACGACGCCTCGAAGCTGAGATCGCCCGCAAGACTTTTGCATCCATAGTGTTTCGCAACGCAGAAGGCGGCGCTTCATCGGTGCCTACCAATGTGGTGGACTTCACTACGACCTATGGCGAGGCGGAGGCTGTTGGCCCTCTGAATGAGATGGGTCTCATCTCACCAGCTTCAGACAACCCATCGGTGACGAGTACGGAGGGTTTGACAACCAACATGGATGTGTACGACCCGACCTTTGATGTCTCTGATAAGGACATCATGGTCAACTACTGCACTTTCGCCGTCATTTCAAAGCCATCCACGAGCATCCTGACCATTACTTGGCGGCTAACGCTGTGAGGGATCCTATGGGTACTGAGACCGCGCTAAGGGGGCCTGGCTAATGGCGATTCATAACAAGCATTACGACGGTACGACGGTTTCTCGGGATCTCTCGGTAGGTGAGAGGTCCTTCGACACTCTCGTGTACCAGTCGGGAAAGCCTGTCCTGGATAGCGAACTCAACCTGTCTCAGGATGTGCTTGCTTATGCGGAAAGGCTCCTGCGTGCCTCTCACCACCCTTCTGGGTTCCTACGGACCCAAACCTCTCGTGACTCTCGTGGGGATTTCGTCCTCCAAAAGACGAGCGACGCAGACTTCCTCCCCAACTCCTTCCTCATGCCACGCATGGTTGCTTCGGTCGCTGGTCGCCCGGTAGTAGTCGAGTTCACGGACTCTGACCTTGCAGGCTGGAACCGTATCCAGTTGGACGCTGCGCCCATCAAGGGAGGCACCCCTCTGGACATCAAGCGCACAGACTTCGTGTTCCTTGAGGTCTGGATGACCCAGGTAGCAGCAAGCCCCTGGGCGGCTGCGACACTTCAACTAATGGTAGGTCCCTCTGACGAGCAACTGCTTGTAGATGGGGACGAGATTGAGCTTACGGACCACAACGGTGTGCTCACCACTCTAACGGCGAAGGACTCCCCGGACCCAGCGGTCCCCACGGAGTTCGAGATTGGCCCGAACGTCAACACGACTACTGTGAAACTGGCAGCGGCCATTGACCTCTTGGTGGAGTTCAAGGCGGATGCCTCCAGCGACATCGTAATGGCCCGCGTGCGAGAACCTGGTACAGCAGGCAATGCGGCCTTCATTGATGTCTCCAACGCCGCCGCCGTGGTCCTGAACCACGGTGAGCCCGCTCCCGCTAACTTCCACGGTGGAGAAGACCGAGCGAACAAGCCTGACCAGGAGCACCTCTATCGGCACGGCAACGTAGAGTCCTCCGTGGCTGTTGCTCTTCTCGACGATTTGATTGACGAAGCGGTGGGTGTCGAAAGCGCCCAGCGTGTCCAGATGCAGTATCGACTTCGCAAGACGAGCACTGGGGAGGCCGTCAACTTCAAGACCGAGCCGGATGGGTTCTCATGTCCTGAGGTTCTCGCACAGGGCACTAATGATGACCCTGTTGCTGAGTATCAGTTCGTCCCGGCGGACGGCCACAGCGTCAACCCCTCGGGCAAGTCCAATGCGGCTGCCTACAATCGGAGAGACTCGGGTCTCTGGATTGCAGGCAACGGCACTGAAGAGTCCGCAGCGGCCCTGGGCTCCCTCGACGGCTACGTCTATGCCATCCCAATGTGCTTCGTGTTCCGGCGCGACGATGCTTGGCACAACGGCTCCGGTGAGCCTGGTAAGGGCGAGGGGTTCCATCCTCGCTTGCACACCAACGGCGCACTGCTTCATGACCACACCAACGATAGTGGCGTGTTCCTTGGGAACTCTTTGATGGGCAACATCCCGGATGGTCACTCAGACCGCCCGGACGGCGCTTTTTGTGATGTGGTCGTGGACTGGGATGTTCTGGACCTTCGTCGTCATGTACTTCCCGCAGGCGCGGACGTGTCCGCTGAGTTGCGTCGCCAGATGCAGTCTCTCATGGACGGGAACTTCTTCACTTGGGCCATCGACGGAGCGAGCAAGCACACGTTGGGCAATGGCTCCGGCGATGTAGGAACCCAGTTCCTGACTTGTGACGAGCTTGGTCGAGATTCTGGTCACGGCGGTAACGACGTAACCTCAGGGGACACCCAGCACGGGAACCTGATTCGAAACTTCGATCATGTGTCACGGCGCTTCGGGGACCAGCAGGTCATCGAGCGCCTGGTCGTCGAGTACGCTCCTGGCGATGACTTTGCCGCCAACCCCGGCAAGTACGTCGCTAAAGCGGCTGGGGTCAACTGGCACGAGAAGGATGTCATCCACCTGGATCTGGACAATCTCAATGGGACGACCCTGAACGACTGGGATTCCACCTATGTAGGAACCTACAACGGGCCTTCTGGTTTGAACTGCAAGGTCAGTGACCTTATGCCCCCAGGAACTGTCATCACCGACATCCTTTCTGTGATGCACGATGAGGGGTTCGCTGACGGACCTGTCCAAGTCCAGGATGTGCAGCTTGGTCCCGTGGTTGGGTTGGGGTCCAACCATGTTGAGCTAACTCTCGATGTCAACCACGCAGTGGTCAATGGCGGTGAGGCTGGCTCTCCTGACTACACAATGGTTGGCGACTCAGGTGCAGGCGATGTCGGCTCTCCGCGTCGTATCTTCCTTGAGGTGGAGGTCTCCTACCCCTTGGGGGTCGGGATCAACAACACCCCGGACCTTCCAGTGGAGCCGCAGTCTACGGATGTCTACCCGTATGGGGCTCTCGTCGAGAACGATAAGAGTCAACGCTCGCCGGAGATGGAACATCCAACGAAACCCCTCTTCCGGGAAGGGTTCCGTGAGGTCAAGCTGGAGCAGGTCTCCAACGGAGGGACGCCAGAGGCTCCTATCGGTGCTACGACTACGGAGTGGGTCGTTTCCAGCACGAAGCACATGCTACGCTTCCCGCGTCGCGTGTACGGCACGCAGGCCAACCAGGTCACCGTGACTGACTACCTTGGGACCCCACATACCATCAACGAGTTCACTGATGTGGACGGACCCGGCACAGAGTATGGCTCCAGTTCAAGGGCCGTGCAGTTGGACCTGACTGAGCCACTCCCGCACGAGCACACGAAGTGCAGAGTGACCTACTTTGCTCAGGACCCGATTCCGAACCACGGAGTCAACGGAGGCGGCTACCAGGTCAGTCTCTACTACCGAAGCAACTCACCTCAGACCTGTGGAGTGAAGGAAGGCGACTTCCACACCGAGAGCAATGCCGGACCACTTCCGACGGAGCTAACGGTGGAGATCCTGTCCCAGTCTGAAGAAGTCTGGTCCGGGCAGATCGGCATGGGTTCCCTGGAACTCGGGTTCCCGTATGTCGCACCTCTCGACCAGATCCCTGTACTGGGAGACACCAGCGACCCGACGGCCTTGTTCCCTGGCGAGTGGCATCTTTGCGCGAGTTCCCTGATCTCCGTTGATGACTTCGATTCCAACACGGGCCTCCTGGCTCTACACCCATTCGTCCAGGCGGACACGACGGGTTTGCTCACCCTTGGAGGGACGACCAACCCACCGGAATCTGACATTGAGTTCCGGGCTCTTTACCCTTTCGTTGACGACGAGACTTACCGCCCAACGGTGCTCTCACAGAGCCTCTCGGGCATCACCCGACACAAGGTCATGTATCCACTCCTCGCACGGTCCACTCAGGACTCGCGTTTGTTCCGTAAAGGCGAGCTTCTGCTGGTCATCCTGACTCGATGGGGAATCCTCGACGATGAGAACTCAGTTCGCTTTACAGACATAGACAACCGGACCTGCGCCGCAGTGTATCGAACCAAAGACCTGTTGCTGACGGTGGGGGACTGATATGCCACGCAAGATTGACCCAGCAAAGATCAAGGTCGGCCACGGCCTTGCCACTTCGGACAGCGTTGAAGTCAACGCCATGATCCCCTCCGGCGCGGGCTCAGCCCCTGTCGGTTTGACGACTCATGTCCAGGACGAGCACAACGCTCACCCCGCGCACTCTATCTCGATTGATGATGTCCCGGAGACGTATGACTCCGACCATGTAGAGGGCGTGCTCGATGAGCTTTCCGCCTTGGTCCCTCCGCGACCTCCGACGATTGGAAACAAGTTCGAGTACCTGGACCTTATCACCCTGCCCGACTGGGGCATCTTGAAGGTTGATGACGCCAGTATCGCGCAGCGTCATCCCTCACTCGGTCTCGACTGGGAAGGGTCTCCTCAACAGATGGGCTGGGAGGTCTACCCTTACTACTGGCGTGCTCCCAAGGTCGTGAGCGGCGATACGCCAGACACGCATTACCGGGAGTTCTACTCCACTGGCGATGGCCTTGTTCAGACATCAACCCCAGGTAATGACCCCGCAGACACAGTCTTCAATGTTTGGTCGCCAGGCTATGTAGGTGGTGGCCCAGGTAACGCCCATATCGGTGCTTTCACGCGCCTGGTAGATGATGGCTCCGGCAGCTTTGAGCCAACCTTTCAGTCCTCGGCCTCCATCATCCCTTCCAGTGGGGTCTCAGGTGGCAAGAAGATTGTCGTGTCCGGCATCGTCTACCCAGCCGACCGTGGAACCGTGGCGCTCATTCGATGTGGCCCCGGTGGTGACCTCGAAGAGTTTTGCCATGACCCCGACCTCCTGAAGCGGTGTTTGGCGGCTATCAACCTTGGCCAGGGGATCTTGGACAAGTGTGATGGTGACCCCGGTGGGATCTTCACGATGGGTTCCCCTGGTGGCGAAGACGCTCCCCACTCTACGGACCCCTATGCGTTCCCAGGGCGTGCCACGGGGCAGTACAACCTCGAAGAGTTGCACACGGGTCTACACGAGTTCACGGGTGCGCCTCTACCTGAACCATTCGATGACTTCGACGATGCGGATGGCCCCGGCTGGAACTATGGCGGCCAGGTGCGTCTCGGCACTGATCCCAATGCAGGGGTGGCTCTCATTCCAGATGGGGTTCCGATTCTGGGTGGGTCCACCAGCGCACGCGCTGGTGGCCATGACGACAACTTCCTCGCTTACCGTGTGCCGTACATGGATAGCTACTCCGACGATAGCGGTCTCCGGTACACACCCCCTCTGGAGAGGCACCGCTTCTATACCAAACCGAATGTAGCGGATAACCCTTCCGGTCCATTGGACCCGGCTGGGAACTACCCGGCGTTCCCCAAGGAGTATTGGACCTGGCAGATCGCTCGGTATCGTCATCAGTTCAAGCTGACGGATGAGATTATCGTGGCTGGTGAGCCTCGGGAGAGCGGAAGCTACATGCTCATCCACTTCAAGAAGGAAGAATACTTCGAGGATTTGGTCCGGGATGGCAACTGGCCTTCCAACGAGAAGGTCTACTCAGTGAACCTGCTCAGCGCCGACATCGAGTCTCTTGAGAACAAGCAGACGCAATGGCCTGGGGCACCACTCCCTCTCATCCCGTCTGATCCGTACCACGTTCTTCGGAGCTTGGTTTACGAGGACCCGGATGGTGCGACCCCAGTCTCCAGACTGGGGTTCCTCGCCAAGATCACGGCGGAGCAGAACCGCCCAATGACGATCTCGGGTGTCAACTACCACTGTCCCCAGGACTGGGGGAGCCCAACAGGAGGGACCAATCTCCTGTTGGAAGTTCTCTTGAAGTATCACGGGAGTGCTACGGCCCCAGCGGCGACGGCTGGGTTCTGGGAGCACTCCTATCGCACGCAGGCATGGACCGAAGATGTCCCTCATGTCACCCACATCGCCAATGAGTACCCGGTGTTTTGGGCGATGGGTCATTTCACTTCCGCTGAGAACATCGAAGCGGCTGGCATGTATTCAGGCCCCGGCCAGACAATGCGGGAGCGGTTCGAGTTCTCGGGTCGGGATCTGGCTGACCATCTTGCTGACACCCCTGTTCACACAGACACCGCAACCCTCGACGGGAAGGTGTATTTCACAGGGGATGCCGACAAGGACCTACCTAAGTTCTCGACCGACGCTGTGGTTCGCTCGTTCGTCCGTCGTCCCTTGGGTCATCTCAGTAATGAGTTCGGAGCCGCCCCAACGACTGCCGAGATTGAAGTGGGCATCTACCAAAGAGACCGGATTGAGTACGTTGAAGACCTTGGAGGCTTCGTACCTCGCCAGGTTCTGTTCCATTCGGCGCGTAGTGTCATGGGTGAAGCTCGGTACGGGAACCTCATCCAAGGCGGCTCCCTGGAGCCAAGACTCTTCAGCCTCATCAAGGACTCCCAGGAGAGGTTCCTGGATGAGGCTTATCGGTGGCACAGCGGCCTTCTGGGGAGCGCCGGATCCGTCACTACGCCCAACGAGGAAGACCAGCTTCGAGGCCCCGGACTCCCACATGGACCTACACCCATCAAGGTGCCCGTGCGGCTCGTCCCTGGAGACTTGACTGCTTTGGCGGGTCACACCTGGGAAGAGCTTTCGTATGTAGTGGGCGGCTGGTACAGGTTCCATCTTACCGATCCGCTCGTCATTGAAGAGGCTCAGGTCGCGGGCTTGCCGGATCGGGACCCTCTCGTCACGGAAGGTGTCACTTCGGCGCTGCCTTCTAATGGGATCCTGCTCTTTCCGCAGCATGACTACACCTCGGCTTCCCCAAGCACCGCCATCAACCCAGGCTACCACCCACAGCCAAACTATGGGGCGATTCCCACATCAGGGGACCGTTCGTGGGTTCGGTGCTTCTCAGTCGCAGAGGGGGAGGGGCAACCCTTTGTCTCCATCCGGCTGAAGGGTATTGAACTTGATGACTTCAAGCGGGCTCCTGGGATGGTGGGTTCCGAGAAGATGGCCATCCTGGTGAAGATTCCTGGGTTGACGACCTGGCTCGACCTCGGTCGCAAGGACGGAGATGGTCCTTCGAAGCAAGATGTCTTCGCGGACGGTGCAGGCTGCATGGTAGTAGGGCCAGGAACCCACGACCACTTGGCGGATGTGGCCGACGGTATTGTCGGCTGTGAGGTCCGGGCCAACCTGGGTCCGGCTGCGAATCTCTTCAACGGGTACTTTAGGACTTCTGGGGCAGACCCAGACTCCCAGGAGGTTCCTTTGCTGATGAAGATTGTAATGAAGGACCACGCTGATGCGCTGGCCTTGAACTTTGAGCAGGGAGGACCCCAAGGCCCCTGTGCAGCTCTCAGAGGATTGATTCAAGTTGATGTGTCCAAGGGCTGATCGAATGGGCGGTATGGGCTCTATAAGAGCCTAACGACAGAAGCATGGAGAAACGTACATGGCGCTGACCGATCAAGAACTGCTGAAGATGATCCGCAAACTCCTTGCGGAAACGGCGGGCACCTCTGCGTCTCGGCAGCCTTGGCAAGAGCTGTTGAATCGTCACCCCGCAGTCCCAAGCAGGGCCGTTCGCGCCGCTGATGTGGTTCGTGGGTTCGTGGGTTCGTGGGCAGCTTCATATCTCGCGCACGAGGAGGACTCTGTCCTTCCGGCATCACCCGACGGTCAAGTACCAGTACCTGTCTCCAACACCTTCTCTCGCATCGGTAAGCCTGGTCTCCCAGAGACCAACTTCGTACCGTATGCCCACAACACCAATCAGTACGGCCTGAAGGGTCCTTCTCTTCTCGGCCACCCTGTTAGTTTTGAGGTTGTCGGCCCCACACTGAAGAATCCCATGACCGGGACTTGGTCGTGGGAAGTCGATGTTGACGGTACGAAGCTCACCAAGATCGGTGGCCCTGCGGCCCAGGATGTGCCCGCACTGTACGGTATCAACGCCTCAGTCCTGCCGGACGTGGATGATGTGCCCTTCTTTTTGGTGGTGTCCGACTCCGGTATCGACAAGGACCCCAGGACGCCCCATACACTCCCGAACACAGGCTATATGGGCAAAGACAGCACCTCCAAGTGGGAGGTGTTCCGTGTGGAGGAGATTCGGCAGAACATCGTCCGGCTCGACCCAAGCAAGCCCATCCATGACCACTTCATCGGCGCTAATGGCGACCCTGCGGTGGACCGCATCAAGGGCATCACGCTTCTGCGACCATTTGTAGCTGAGTTGGCCTTGGTTCCAGGCACCGAAGGGAAGACCTGGGCCGCTGTTCCTCCTGAGAGGGCCGCTGGTGGTGATTCATGGCCTACCTACCAGGATTGGACCGGGAGTGCTTCTCACTACGGCGGGCGAGTGGCACTGCCTATTCCCCGTGTCGGTAAGCGGTTCAAAGAGCACATGTTCGTGGCCATACTGGCCTCTAATGCTGTCCCAGGCCCTCTTCCTGCGAGGGAGGGAACTTGGGTTGCCAAGCTGGCTGACCCCGCGTTCTACGACCGGGTCCAACCTGGGGATGTCATCAACATCGGGGAGGTAAACGGCTCTGACGATGGCGACCTTCTCACCCCAAGGGAGTATCGCTCCCTCCTCGGGTTCTTCGAGGTCGTCGAGGGGGCCGACAGCCTTGGATGGTTCCGAGTCCGAATGAAGGAGGACATCGACCCCGTAGACGGGTCCGTCTTCCTCGGCGGAAGTGACCTCCTTTGTCACGGGACTATGGCGAAGTTTGTGGCGCTGAGCGGCACGGTTCACCGACCGATGTCGAGCCTCGACCTAAGTTCTGGAGACCTCGATCTCCTGGACTCTGTCCGTCTTACCGGGTTGATTGACCCCCGCGAAGTAGGCCGAACCGCCAAGGTTCCTGATGGGCCTGGTAGTCACCCGGAGGTAGGCGGCGGCAGGTCGGGTCTTTCGGCTGCCCGTCCCGACAGAGCTACCTTCGATACCGCAGCAGGAAATGACCCAGGTTCTCTGTTGGACCTCGGATTCCGAATGGTCATTTTCCCATCGAAGGTGGGTATCGCCAACACGTTCTCCCCAGATTGGGACCGAGCCCTTACTTCCCGAGAGGCAACCCTTGACCCCTCCCTCGTTGAGGATGGGGTGCCTGTCGAACAGTGGGTTGACATCGACTATGCGGCTGGGTTGGTTCACCTCTCCCACACACCCGGTGAAGGTGGTGACCTGAGTGGGCCTGCTCCGAGGCTCTGGGCCGCCTTCGTACCGTATTCGATGGAAGGTTCCCAGTCGGGCTCCTCTGTTCGAATCACAGGTGGCGATCTGAACTCTGCCAACATCGGGGTTCCTGATACCAGGCAGCGCGATGTTCTCTCTCAGAAGAAGGTCTGGGCTGCCACGACAGGCCAAACTTTTGCCGACGGTGGCACGGTGGAGTTCCTTGGCGACCCTGAGGGTTTCCTGCCACTTACAGGTTGGGTTGAGGTCATCAACCAGGCGGCTTCGTTGCCCTATTGGAATGACCACGAGGACCAGCCTCACAAGTTCCCCCTCTATTACGAGGGTTGGTCGAAGGACACCTACGGGCCAGACAACCTACCCTCCTTCAAGCTCCACAATGTCCGGGTCACCCCGAACCACCCGGACCCGATGACCATCGACAACCTCCAGGGCGTTCAGGTTCGTATGCGCCCGGATGTCCGATGGGAGCATGACTACGACCGGGGCAGTAACGTCCGTAGTGACGTGATCCGACTCGATTACGCCAACCTGACCTACAACCAGGACGGCTCCATCTCCGTTATGCCCACAGCGGTGGCAGGTCCGGCTGAGGAACTGCGGGGGTACTTCCCCCTCGCTACGGAAAGCGAAGTCGGTCGATTCCACTTGGAGAAGGACACTCTCCGTTGGACAACAGACGACCCACCTTGGATGGCTTCTGGTCACACACCACCGCCACTCCAACACCATGAGATTGGCGTTGAGGTATCCAGGGGGCGTTTGTACACGCACCACTTTATCGCTTTGGGTGCCCATGTGAAGCGAGTGGCCGCCAGGGCCGTCGCTCTTGGTTGGGAAACGGATGATTCCAACACTCTGGCTGTGGCTGTGCCCAGGGTCTCTGCCAGCCCGGCTACGGGCGGCGAAGACCTCTCTCACTTCTATGCAGCCTTGGGAGGCGGGGACAAGAGCGCGGAGACCACTACGAGTCTCTTGTGTCTGAACATCGAAGGTTCTGAGATCGTCTCCGGCGCGGTTGGCACCAACCCCTTCGCCCCGATTGGCACTGACCTTCGGGTCGTCTTCAACCTCAAGCGTTACGGGGATGACCTATGGGCGGAGCGTAGGCACGGTCCAGCCAATCCAGTGGATTGGGTTTCTATGGACACCACCGCCGCCACCACCACCCAAGAAATAGCGGAAAACTACAACACTGAGTACGGGGTCAAACAGTTCTTCACCACGGGTCAACGGCTACACATGGCTGGTCGCCAGATTAGCACCATGCCTACCCAGCCTTGGCTTGTGTCCGATAGGTTGAACTTCCCCCTAACTACCGTCAGGGACATGTCGTTGGGTCTGGTCCTGCGTTCCGCAGACCCGTCCAACGCCAAGAACTGGATCAGCTTCACGTTCACGTTGCCCGCTGGGGCCTACAACACCGCTCTGGTTCTGGCGGGGGAGTTGAACAGGCTCAGCCTGGACCCAAATCTTCTCCCAATGGTCACAAGGCTCGGACAGGTTCTGGATTCAGCAGGGTTCAGAAAGGGGAGGTCTACTTCCCCGAACCCAGAAATACTCGCAACGCCCTGGCCCCACGAACGTCAGTTCACTTGGGTTGCCAACAATGACCCCAGGGTTTCGGCGTGGCTTGGCGACCACCACATCGCGCTCATTTGTAGTGGTCATGGCGAAGGCCACATGGGCCAACCCTTTCACAACATCGTCATTGAAGTTGTATCTGCTTCAGTCAGCGACGGCTCCAGGAACCTGTGCCTTCTGTTGGGCAGGGACTTCGTTCCAGACGCGGCGGCACGAGAGACCTATGTGTCTTGCGGGTTGTTCCACGGACGGACTTCCAAGGACCTCCAGCCACCTTACGTCCCTCTGGCGGCGTTCATGAGTTGGCCGAAGTTGCTCGGTGCCCAGGCAAACGAGTACCTTGGATTCCCGACCAAGGGTTTTGAGCCTTTGGGTGAGACAGTCGGCTCTTGGCGAATCGTTGAAACCGAGATCGGGTTGGACAAGACGGTCTACACGGTGGAGATGCCTCGTGGCGCTGGAAACCCCAACTACGGGGACCAGTCAGGAGGCGGGTCTCGTGACATTGGGTTGATCCCCGAGTTCCCGAGCCATCGACCTGTTGGCGGGTTGGCCAAGTGGTCATGGCCTCGACAAAACAGCCTTCAAGTCATCGACATCAATGTCGATAACGAGGCGGGCGTTGTTGGTGTCTTCACCACCTTTAGCACCACTCCTCATGGAGAGGAAGGCTACCGCACTCCTCTGATGGCTCAGTCCAGAGGCTATCGCTCCTGGCTGGCTTACATGGAACAGCCAGACGCCGAAGCAGGTGAGGCTTGGGAACAACCTCAACTCAACTTTAGAGACGTTGCGCGGGGCGATTTCGTAAACCTCAGCGAGTCCTCAGACAAGGGTTTCGGACTTCTGCAAGGACGAGTGGTTCTCACTGAAGACGAGACCGAAAGCTCGACTGGGAAGAAGGGGATCTGGGTTCTGGTGAACCCCTTGAGTTGCGACCCCTCAGGAACCGCCGACCTGGGAGGGTCTCCTAACCTCTGGCACATGGACCCGACACAGGCGCTCGTAGGCGGACCTGGTCTCCCAGATACCACCGCACAAATCATACCGAGCGCCACATCAACCGGACGTGGGGCTGTGAGGCATGATAACCCCCATTGGGAACTCAACTCAGAGTCCTCAGATGAGTACGGCCTGGCCACTCCTCGGGATGGGCAAGGTCGTGCCTTTGCGATGATCGGTGCTGGCCGGATTAGCCTCTATTCACCGCTGGGTCCAAGTGAGGCCACGGGCCTTACTTTCCTTACCCCATCGACAGGTCGGTACGGGAGTCGTGAGAAGTGGCCGACTTCGACCTACCTTGAAGCAGGCGTATTCTCGACCTCTTTCCAACTCGGTCAGGGTGGTATCGACTCTGCGGGTGTCTTTGATCACCTCTACGGGGTGGATCAGGGAACGACGGGTCAGTATTACTGGGAGAGGTCAGGTCAGATTGGTGGTGTGGGTGGTCTCCGTGTTTCGGGCGACGCTCATGTTTGGATTGAGAACCTCCGCCCGTTTGAGTCCTTCGATGGAAATGCGTTCGTGCGTTCGGCCCCTAACTTTCAGAACCTCGTTCCCCATATCAACAACTTCGGTACGGGCGCGGTTACGGGCGCTTCGTCGGACATCGGCTCCGGCCACGCTCCTGGTGGTTGGTCCACACGCGGACCTGGAGTAGGGAAGGTTCTACAAGAAGCAACGATTCACCTTGGACTGACCGCCGCTGACGTTCAGGCATTGAGGGCATTTAGCCTTGAGATAAACATCACCATCTTCGACTTGAATGCTTTAGGACCACCCACGGCGATGCCTGGCGAATCTATAAGGAGGGTGGGGGACAGGTCTACGTCCAATGCCCCACAACTTGTGTCTTCCCTTGTGGGCTGCTTCTTGGAGCTGACTGGCGACAGCGATGGGGATATTCGTAATCGAGGTACTTGGCGCATTGCTGGTGCTCCGTTGCTTCAGGCGAGCGGAACACGACCAGCGTTCGAGATTGGGATCCCTGGTGCTATGGGTAGGATCTACGACATGCTGAGTCCTTACGGACCAGCGGGCCAACAACACACCCCCCGCACCGACCAACTTCAACACCCTCCCACCTTGGGCCAAGCCTCATACACTCCAGATTACGCACACCCTCCAGTTTCCACTGTGGTTGCCTTTTTGGAATGTCGAGTAGAACGCTTTTCCGATCTTCCGGGAGAGCGCGGCGCACCCACTGCTGATGCGTTCCAACCTGATGCACGGGACGCCGGGCGTGGTTGGGACTGGAAGGTGTGGCGGGACAAGAAGCAAACCCAAGCGATTTGGGTTGCGGATGTCATCGACCCAGGTGGTTCTCCGACAGGTTCTCCCAGGTCGTTCCGGGGTCTGACGCTGAATCCTTGGAGAGCAGCAGGACGGTCAGACCTTCCCATTCAGCTCACCAACCTTCTGGGTGACCCTTACAAGTCAATGCCTGGTTCAGACGTGAACATCGAGGAGGGCTACCGGAAGGCGGACGGTCGTCTTTTGGGCATCCACGACACCTTGGATTCAAGAGGTAAGCACCACAGTCGAGCAGTATTTGCGGTCCCTAAGGACGCCGTTACCGTACTTTATTCAGTCAAGCGTGCCCGCATGTTGATCCATGCTTCAGAGGGTGCCGAGCTTGATGGAGGTATGGAGCCAGGAACCTTTGGTGAGTTCGAGGTTGATGAGGCAGGCCGTGTGAACTTCATGGGTATGCCTCGCCGACTTGGACCAGGCATCTTGATGGATGGCGGCCTTGGGTTGGTACAGGCTACCGCGTTCCGCTCTTTGCCGAGGCCAGCGGAGACCGAGGACATCGGCTCCATGACGGTCTATGGTCGTGGTGGCTACCCCTTTGCTAACTACCTTAGTGACGTTAGCCAGCGCGGACGGGAGTTGCCCTCCACGTTCAATCGAGCAGAGTTCTATGATGAGGTCACTATCGCCTCTCCGAACGCGCGACTGACGGTCGAGAGCCCTTGGGCGGCTGAGGGTCTTGCGGTCAACTATCGCCCGGCTCTGCTCTCCTCGATGTCCTATCCAGGACCCAACAGCTTCGCTCGCTCCAGGATTCATCTCGGAGTGGAGATGGCAACATCGGGGGTCCCCCTCCCAGACACCATCTTCCCGACCAGCAGCTCGGGAATCCGGTTCAAGACTCCGGGTGCGGTGGTCTATGACCGGGCATTCCGAACTGTGGATGCTCAGGGGTCTCGTCCCAACAAGGCAGCATACTTCGGCAA